AAAAGTAGCACTATATCGCAAGAAACTCCTTTTTACTTTATGCGTGATGATAGTGGACAAACAGCAGATTATGTAGCCAGTATTGGTATGCAAGCCTTTGCTGGCCTAACTGTTGACACAACTACCCTAGCAGTTGACTCAACAAACAATCGCGTGGGTATTGGAACTAGCTCGCCTAGTGAAAAGTTAGAAATACAAGAAGGCAATATTTCAGTTAAAAGTAGCACTATATCGCAAGAAACTCCTTTTTACTTTATGCGTGATGATAGTGGACAAACAGCAGATTATGTAGCCAGTATTGGTATGCAAGCGGCTTCTTCATACGATTGGCGTGGTGTTATTACATTCAATACAAAATCAGGGTCAGCTTATAACAATACTGCAATTGAAGAGCGTATGCGCATCACAGCCGATGGTGTTGTTGAGTTTAAGGCAGGCATTACAGAAGACGCTGTAACGCTCACAGGCACATCCACTACTATTGACCTAGCAACTGCTACTAACTTCACGCACACCCTGACAGGTGCTACAACTTACACCTTCAGCAACCCAGCAACTACAGGAAATGCTACAGCTTTTACCCTTAAAGTTATTCAGGACTCTACAGCCCGTACAATTACATGGCCTGCTAGTGTTGACTGGGCAGGAGGAACAGCCCCTACGCTTACAGCAACAAGTGGCGGTGTAGATGTTTTTGTGTTCTATACCATTGATGGCGGTACAACCTACTATGGCTTCACGGCTGGACAGGCAATGGCATAATGAGTAGCGTAGCTAAAAAGTTATTATTCAGTAAAGCATCGTCATTAACTACAGGCCAGTTTACTAAAGGCGTGTTGATGGGAGCTAGTGATGGAACGGCTGTAAATGTTGCTGATGTAGATGATATGTCAATTGAGGATAATGTTGCTAGTACCAGCTTGAATGTTGCCTATGCAAGTTCCGTAGACTCTACAAGAGACTTGGCGTTTTACAGCAATGCACTCGCGGACGAACTAACCTGTGTGGATTTTAGCGACATATCAAATATCAGCATTACAGACTCAATTATAGACAGCGACAAATTTGATTTTACAAGAGGTGTTGCAGCAGACCCCACTACAGAAACTGTTTATGTTTCTGGTCAGACCCCCAACTACTTCAATGCTGTTGATTATAGCAACCCTGCAAGTATGTCTATAACGAGCAGCCTATCTACTACTTATAATGGCGATTTAATTGTTGTAGACACTGCTAGAGACACTGCATTTATGAAAGCGGGAGGGCGGCTAACATCTATTAACATAGCTAACCCTGCTAGCATGTCAGAAAGAACAACTTTAACTTCTAGCACTAACATGGCCACCGCTGGAGGCTTGGCAATAGATACTACAAACGATCTTGTTTTTACTGGTCACTTTGCTAATGATAGGGTTGCTGTTATAGATACATCAAATGTTGCAAGTTTATCGGTTATTAGTAACCTTTCTGACGCGACAAACTTAAATCAACCGACTGTATTGGCAACTGACCCAAGTAAAGAGTTACTTTTTTGTTTATGTTTAGACAGCTTATCGGTTGTAGATTATAGCAATACTTCATCTATGAGTATTACAGACACTATTTCTGAAGTTAATCTTGGTGGAGGAAACTCTAGGAGCTTGGCAGTAGACCCAGCGCGGGAATTGCTTTTTGCCAAAGCTAGATCGGAAGACTCCTCTATATATGTATATGATTATTCTGACCCCAATAACGTAACACTTGCTGATACAATTGTAGGCACATCCACTGTGTTTAATGGCGGCCACTTTGTGTTGGGCGGGATAGCATCTTAATTAAAAGGAATAGAGCATGTTAGTAAAAATAGTAAATGACGCTGTAGATACTTTTCCGTACAGCACAAGACAATTAAAGCAAGACAACCCAGGCACATCTTTCCCTGATGCAATAGCGGATTTAGACCTGTCTGACTACGGTGTTTATAGTGTAACTGTAAGCCCTAAGCCCTCTGCTGCTCACGATGAAAAAGCAGTAAGCAATGATGCGCCTACATTGATAGATGGTGTGTGGACTTTAGGCTGGACAGTTAGAAGCTTGACCGCAGACGAAATAGAGTCAGAAGCTAAGGTAGTAAGGCTTGATCGTGATGAGTTGCTTTCAGAATGCGACTGGACACAGATGCCTGACAGTCCGTTAGACGACAGCACAAAGGCTTCTTGGGCTACATACCGCACAGCATTGCGAGACATCTCAACACAAACAGATTTCCCAACTAACGTAACCTGGCCTACAGCGCCTTAAAGGAAAATAAAATGAAATACTTATTAGCACTAGCAACACTAGCCCTTATGGGATGTAACACATTTAATGGCGCAGTAGATGGATCGCAAGAGATTCTGACCAGCACTGTAGACTCAGCACAGACTATGGTTACCGATACCGCTAAGGGTATAGGCAAAGGTTCTGCAACTGCTGTCGAAGGAATTGCTAAAGACATTCGTGCAGCATCTGAGTGAATAGAAGGGCTTCTGAATGATCGACCCGATAACAGCGATTAGTATAGCGACCAATGCTTTTGGCACTATACAGCGCATGGTTAAGGCTGGGAAGGGAGTAGAAGATACTCTCTCTCAGTTGGGTCGGTGGTACGGAGCCGTTGCTGATCTCAATGAGCATAAGCGCAGGGCAGAAAACCCGCCTCTCTTCAAACGAATTATTGCTTCTAAAAGTGTTGAGCAGGAAGCAATGGAGATATACGCGCACGAAAAAAAGATCAAGCAACAGGAAGCAGAACTCAGAGAACTGCTGATGTACACCTATGGCCCAGACGGCTATAAAGAACTGGTGGCACTCAGACGCAAGATCAAAGACCAGAGAGAGAAGACTGTTTATCTACAGGCTAGGAAGCGCAAGGCATTCTTCTGGAATAGCATTCAGATCGCAGGAATAGCTGTACTTGGATATGCTGTTTATTTTTTATTTGCACTAATATTAGGAGCCATAAATGGCAACGGTTAAGGAAGCTCTGATTCGCTTGGAAGGGCACGAAAAAGAATGCGCGATCAGATACCAGAACATTGAGAAGCGATTAGACGAAGGCTCCCAGCGATTCAAGAAAAGCGAAATGATGCTGTGGGGTATGTACCCCCTGATAATCGGTTTATTCTTAATTGAGAAAGGCATACTGTAATGCTCAAACTATTACTTGGCCCCATTGCAGAATTAGCAGGTGGGTTCCTAAAGAACAAGGCTGATCAGGCTAAAGCGAAGCACGAAGCCAAGATGAACGTGATTCAGAATGATGCTGACTGGGAAGCTAAGATGGCTGATGCTTCTGCTAATAGCTGGAAGGACGAGTTCTGGACTATTGTGTTAGCGGTGCCAATCTTTATGGTTGGGTATGCGATAGTAGTTGGTGACATGACTGTAGTCGATAGAGTCAAAGAAGCATTTGCGGCCCTGAATGATCTGCCAGAGTGGTATCAATATCTTTTGTTTGTGGCCATCTCAGCCAGCTTCGGAATCAAAGGCGCAAGCAAGTTAATGGGTATGCGTAAATGAGATACTTTAAGATAGAAGACTTCAACTGCCAAGAGACTGGCAACAACGAGATGGATGACAGATTCCTGTGGGCGCTTGACGCTTTACGCCATGAGTGTGGATTCCCTTTTATTATTACCAGTGGATATCGTGATCCAAGCCACAGTATTGAGGCAAGAAAATCCAAGCCTGGAACCCATGCTCGCGGTATTGCCGCAGACATAAAGATTAATAATGGAAACGAAGCATACCTTATAATCAAGCATGCTCAGGCAATGGGCTTTAATGGGATAGGGGTGGCTAAGACTTTTATCCATGTAGACATCAGAGACACGATGCCTGTTATCTGGTCTTATTAATAACCTTTCAATAGGGTGTTACTGTTTTAGACGGAATCTCACCTACCATCGAACACCACGATCATGGAGTCGTGCATTCCATTCTGGCCTGAGACCTTCTGTCCTAGAGCGTTATGGCCTATGAAACGCACCCGTCTCTCTATAAACCTAATCTCAGTAGCGTTTGGCTGTATAACCCTATGGAATAGCTGGGTACTGGTGCTTACAGGTAGTAGGAAAACAGATAAGAAGCCCTCTTCCATATGGGCTACGCCTCTAGCTACGAAGGCCTCTTTAAGTTTTCGGCTGTACGGTGGGTTCACAAACGACCGAGAACCCCACGGCTGTATCAAGCCATCCTTATCAGGAGTTATGTCCCCATAGTAAATAGGGCAGGGGTCGTGGTTGAAGTTAAATTCATCGTTAAGTGGGTCGTATATGTAGCTAGGGGTTTCCCAGTTGTCGCTGTGTTTAATTGCTCGGTTTTTCATTTAGGACTCTATTTTTAACTGGCTTCTTCTTAGGTGCTGCCTGGGATCGTGACTGGGAAAC